TCTATGCGGAGGGAGCAGAGGAACATGAAGAAGAGTAAATATATGGCTAAAGGGGGTAAAAACACCAAATACATGGCTAAAGGAGGTCCTTTAAGGGATGTGCCTGAAGCTAATAAAGGTTTGGGCAAATTACCACAAAAAGTCCGTAATGAAATGGGCTTTAAAGCAATGGGTGGGAAAAACACCAAATACAAAGCAATGATGTACGGCGGTGCAGCTACTAGTAACATGATGACAAAACAGACCCCAATGATGGGTGGCATGGGAATGCAAATGCAAGGTTCCACTGCAAGGCCCACAAACATGATGGCTAAAGGCGGTAAGAACACCAAATACATGGCTATGGGCGGTAAGAACACTAAGATGAAAGCCTATGCTATGGGTGGTGGTATTCGTAAAGTAAAGATGTAAGATGGCAAAAAGAGGAAGCATGAAGGCAGGGCTAGATAAAGTTAAGCCACTGCCAAAAGATAAAGAGCGAGATGCAAAAAAAAGAGAAAATGAGAGTTGGCGATACAATCTTGCTGACAATTGGGATGGCAGGCAGTACAGAGAACCCCCTGCTAAAAAAGAATCAAAACCCTCAAAGAAACAACCTCCAAAGAAACAACCTCCAAAGAAAAAACAAGCACCACAAAGAATCTATGGGCCTGACGAAACAGACGTATTTATAAGCGGTGATGTTATCATTGATTGGGGACAACTTAAAAAATATAACCCTCGTGGTGCTCCTAGAAAAGTAAAAGACTAACTTGGTTGAACCAGTTCACCATACCTTCATGGGCATTAGCCCTCAACCTGTAGACGCTTACACGAGAACAGAGGTAAGGTCTGGAGGTAACTCAGTAACCAATGTTACAGAGAAACAAGTTGTAAGAGATGGTGTGGTGACAGTATCAAAGTCCTCAGTAACTCTGTATGACAGATTTGGACAGACCCATGAGGTATTTCCTAATCGTAGCACAAAAGAGATTTTTGCATAATGGTTTCAAATCTTCTTCCACAAAAGAAAAGAAAACGAGAGCTAACAGAAAAACAATCTGCTTACCTCGCTGCTTTCATTGAAAATGGTGGAAACAATCAAGCAGCTTTGCGACAAGCTGGTTATGCAGAGACTAACACCACTGCAGTGATGCGTTCTCTGTCTTCTGAAATTATTGAGGCAGCACAACAAATGTTAGCCGCTAATTCTATGAAAGCTGCCATGGGATTAGTAAACGCACTGGATGATGATGGAAATATTCCTCGTGCAGAGTTGAAAGTTAAAGCCGCTGAGTCAATATTAAACAGGGTAGGTTTGGGTAAAAAGGAAACTGTGGAACACAATGTTACTGCTATTCATGGTGTTGTCCTACTACCAAACAAGGCTAAACAGGAGGCTGTAGTAATAAACCATGCCAAAGACCATTTCAATTGAGATAACAGAATCACCCTTAGTACTTCCAAATTCATCATTGCATTACAAAATAGACGGCACAAAAGTTTACAAAACAGTAAAATTAATAGAAACGGAAAATAAAAGAATAATACAAAATAGTAAAAAGAATCCTAAACTTAACTTCGTAAGTGGTAGGTTAGCCTATATTAACCCATGTCATAGCTGATGGTAGCACGAGATTTTGATACAGCAACGGAAAGTATTGCAGTTACTTCTACCTCTGGTGGGGCTAGCTCTGATGTTTTGTATACCTGCCCTCCTCTTCACGATTGTGAAATAACCTTTCTGCATGTTTCTAATGGTGGAGCTTCTACTGATAACGTTACCATTCAGTGGTATCATAAAGAAGATGATGCTTACTACACTATAGTAAATAATAAGTCTGTGGCTGGAAATGATGTTTACAATGTAGTAGATGCTGATCGTTTATTTCTTCATGCTGGAGATAAGATAACAGTCTTTAATGGTGGGGGATCTATAGGAGTAACTATTTCGGTAAAAGAATATTATAATCCTGCGAGGGCGTAATGGCTGATTATAAAACAGCACAAAAAGAAATTCAGAGAGAAAAACAACAAAAAGAACTTTCAGAGCAACGATACCAACAAATGAAGCAAGAAGTAATGGATAGCCTTGTTGGAAGATCAAAAGAACAAAGAGCAGTGGCTATGGTTGCTTTCAAAACACTTGACTATTTGGAAGAATATAACAAGAGGGGAGCCAAAGCTACTAAACAGGCTTTAAAGAACGATGGCATTGACCTTACACTAAGAGAGGTTAATAATTTGATGAACAGAGGCCCTAAGATAGTTGAGGGGCTTACAACTGAATTTCAAAGAATGCCTGATCCAAAACGATTTGGAAAAGATAAGATTAGCCCTGTGTTTAGATATGAATATGAAGGAGAGCAAGGAGGATTTGGTGCAGAATATAATCCTCTATATAAAACAGGTCGTGTCTCTGGAGGAATGAAGCTAGGCCCTGGTAGATTTTCTGTAGAAGGTGCAGCTGGTCCTGGTGGAAGAAGTGTTTTTGGTAAATATACTACAAAGTTTAACAAAGGTGGCAAAGTTTATAATAAAAGAGGTCAACCTCGCAAAGTTAATTATTAATTTGCAATGGTAGATCCAGTTACCATTATCAGTGGCATAGCCCTTGCTAACAAAGCATTTGGAGAAGTAAAACAACTACTACAAAATGGTCGTGATGTAGCAGATTGCGGTAAACAGTTAAGTGATTGGGCAAGAGGTTGCTCACAAGTACAAGAAGAAAACAATAAACAAAGTTTAATGGGAAGCAATGCTTCTCAAGCTGCAATGGACAAGTTGATCCATGTACAAACAGTACAAAGACAACGAGAAGAACTTCGTGAGTTTATGCAGTTATATGGAACATCAGGCTCTTGGAATATGTTTCTGCAGTTTGAGCGTGATGCTAGGCTACAAGTAAAAAAAGAAAAAGAAGAAGCAGAAAAAAGACGTAAAAAGAAACTTAATCTAATAAAAAACATAGCAATTACAGTTCTTTTTATGGTGCTAGTGGGGGCAATAATTACAATAGGACTTATGATATTCTTGGCTGCTAATCAATGACAGAAGAAGCTACCACCAAAAGAGGCAGAGGAAGACCCAAGCTTGAAGCAGGGCAAAAAGGATCTTACAACGTTTCTCGTGCAGAAAAAGCAAGAAGGCAATCGCAAAGAAGTCTTAGTGAAGCTAAAAAAAGAAGAGCATCTGCAGAAAGAAAAGTCCAAAAGTCACGAGAAGCAGTAAAGAAAAAAGAAGCAAATTTAAAAAAGGTTGAAGACGCAATCTTCAATTCTAAAGGTTCAAAAGTGTTAGAACAGAGCACTATTGATAGTGTTCCGCAAGCAGTAAGAGAGCTAATAGAGAACGAGGCTGATGTTGTCTTCAAGCCCAATTCAGGGCCACAAACGGACTTTCTTGCGAGTCCTGAAAGAGATGTGTTCTATGGGGGGGCTGCTGGTGGCGGTAAGTCTTATGCTCTCCTCGCTGATCTTCTTCGGTATTGTGATAACCCCAATCATCGTGCTCTTATCATTAGGCGCACTTTGGACGAACTTACAGAACTTGTTGACAAAAGCAAACAGCTTTACCCGAAAGCTTTTCCTGGGGCAGTCTTTAGAGAATCAAAAGCAATGTGGCAGTTCCCTTCAGGTGCTACGGCATGGTTCTCATACCTCGACAAAGACAAAGACGTTACAAGATACCAAGGACAAGCCTTTACATGGATAGGTATTGACGAGATAACACACTACCCCACTCCCTATGTTTGGGAGTATTTACGTTCTCGTCTTCGTACAACTGACAAGCAGATTGATGCTTACATGCGTTGTACAGGAAACCCTGGTGGTGTAGGAGGTTGGTGGGTCAAGAAGATGTACATTGACCCTGCTCCTGCAAATACACCATTTGCAGCTACGGATGTTGAATCAGGTGAGCCTTTACTTTGGCCCGATTCAGCACCTGACGGAAAAGCTGGTCAACCCTTGTTTCTTCGTAAGTTCATTCCAGCAAGGTTGACGGATAACCCCTACCTAGCTCAGAGTGGCGAATACGAAGCCATGTTAAGGTCGCTCCCAGAAGTGGAAAGAAGAAGGCTTCTAGAAGGGGATTGGGATGTCGCAGAGGGGGCGGCGTTCCCAGAGTTTTCTCGTAGCGTTCATGTTGTGGATGCTACCAAAGTCCAAATACCTAGCAATTGGCTACGGCTACGGGCAGCAGACTACGGATATGCTGCACCTGCATGTGTTCTCTGGGGGGCTATAGATTGGGATGACACTCTCTGGATTTACAAAGAGTTTTATGGCAAAGGCCACACTGCAGAAAGCCTTGCTAACATTATTATCAGCATTGAGGGGGATGATCCTCAAATGTATCACTCTGTACTTGATTCTTCATGTTGGAATAGAACGGGTACAGGCCCTAGCATTGCAGAAACTTTGATACGTTGTGGTGCTAGATTTACTCCATCAGATCGTAATAGGTTGGCGGGAAAGATGGAAGTGCATCGTAGATTACAGCTAGATCCCATTAGTAAAGAACCAAGAATAAAAATACTTTCTACTTGCACTGACCTAATTAGATCACTATCTGCATTACCACTATCTAAGTCTAATCCTGAAGATGTAGATACAAAAGCAGATGATCATGCGTATGATGCATTGCGTTACATGTGCATGACAAGGGCTAGAGGACACCTCACTATTAATAATATGATGAATAGAATAAAAGAGGCAAAACCACAGCCGTTTGATTCAGTGTTTGGTTACTAATGGCGAAAGACTATACAGAAGAAGAAGTTGACGAAGCACGAAAGCTTTTTGAGCGGTTACAAAGTGACGAGGCTCGTGCAAAAGCAATGGCAAAAAATCCAGTTGTTAAAAAAGCTTTTCCATCATCTCCGTATGCTACTTCTGGAAAGCTTAAAATCCCCCTTCCTCAAGGGAGATATACAGATGTCTATCCTATAGGCACTAAATTAAGAGGCAAAAAGTCAAAAAGATTACTTACTGTTCAAAGAGCAATAGAACATGAAAGTAAAGTAACTGACTATTTAAAAACTGTTGATCCATTTAGTATAACTAAAGATGATATAAAAGAAGCAGTACATCAATATAGATCACATATATATAATAATTTAAATGTAGATAATAAACCTAAACATTCTAAAGAAGTTAGAGAAGCTATGGATAAAGTTATGAACTCTCTAGCGTTAGAGGCGAGACTAGATTTAACAGTAGGGTATGAAGGAAAAAAAGCTAAAACTATAGACGTAGAACCATCTCTAACACAACAGATGCAGACTGCTTTAGAAAATAAAAAAGTAGAGTTATCTCCTGTAGATGAAGAACTAAAAAGATTAGAAAATTTAGCACCTGATAAACCTACATTTCCAGAAAGAGATTTAGTAACAGGAGAAGTAATAGAACAAAACGTAGAAGAAGAATTAAAAAGATTAGACGAACAAAATGAGCCAGTAAAACAGGCTGAAAGTAAACTTAGAACTTTATTAAATGAAATAAAAAGAACTGAAAAATACGGTTCAAAGATAATAAGGGCAGTGCCTTTTGTAGGTGCAGGTTTAGCCGCAATCGAAGCATTTTATGGCGGTGAGGCAGATGCACGAACTACTGCACAAAAAACAGCAGATGCAGTGAATGAGGGTATAAAAGTGCTAATAGCACCAAATATTACTCAAATGGGATCTGGAACATTAACAGAGAGAGATCCAGAGGCTCTAAGAAGAGCTATGAAAGTACAATAATAAGGAGAAAGCTATGAATTA